CCTAAGCGCGTCGTCACCGACGTCTGGCCGGTCGAGGCGCCCAAGTGGGCGCCCGGTCTGACGCTGGCTGTCGCCATAGGCTCACCCGGTGAGCGACTGGCAGCGCTGGCGTCAGGCGCTCAGGTGGTCGTGACCAACTACGACAACTTGCAGTGGCTGGCGAAGCAGCGGCTGAACTTCGACGCCATCGTGTTCGACGAGCTGACCCGGCTTAAGAACCCATCAGGCGCCAGGTTCAAGGCGCTGGAGAAGGTCATCGAGCCGATGAAGATACGCTGGGGCCTGACCGGCTCATTCACCAGCAACGGGCTGGAAGACGTGTTCGGCCAATGCAAAATCGTGGACCAGACGCTGCTGGGCCGGTCCAAGGGCGCGTTTCTCCAGCAGTACTTCTACTGCGTCAACCGTGAGCATCAGGAGTGGACGCCGGTGCCGGGGTCGCTGGAGAAGGTCATGGCCCGCATCAAGCCGGCTACCTTCCTGCTCGACCCCGGCGACTACAGCGACACACTGCCGCCGCTACACACGGTCCCGGTCGTCACCCAGCTATTCGACCGCGCACCCTACGATGCCATGAAGAAGAACTTCGTCGCCATCTTCCCCGACAGCCGGGCGCTGGCGATTAACGCCGCGACCGTGACCGGCAAGCTGCAACAGATGGCGTCGGGGTTCGTCTACGGTGACACCGGCACCGAGTGGTTCAGCAATCACAAGCTGGTGCGGCTGGACGAGTTGCTTGAAGAAAATCAGTACGCGCCTACAATAATCGTTTACAACTATCAGGCTGAACTCGCCACCCTTAAGGCCCGCTACGGCGCTCGCGCCGTGACGCTGGAGGATGACCGTGCTATCGAGCGCTGGAACGCCGGTAAAGTCGAACTCCTTCTGCTGCACCCCCGGTCGGCCGGACATGGCCTTAACTTACAGCACGGCGGGTGCAAGATGGTTTTTCTGTCGCTGCCTTGGTCGCTGGAACTCTATGAGCAGACCATCGGACGGCTGCACCGCAGCGGGCAAAAGCACGCGGTGTGGTGTTACGTCTTTATGGCCGAGCAGACGATAGACGAGAAAATCTGGGCTGCGCTAGCCGATAAGCGCAGCGTGTCGGACATTGCCCAGGAGGCACTTAAATGATGACGTGGCGCGAACTGTTGGCGAATTTGCCAACGATGACCGAAGACGAAGTGAAGCAGATGCTGGATGAGGAGTGCGCCGGGGCTCGGCGCCTGACCATCATGCTGCGCCTGCACCAGCGCTACTGCACGGTGCGGATGGAGCGCGAACGCAAGGCCATGCTGGCGTGAGCGATACGGTCAACCATCCACCGCACTACACCGCAGGCGGCGTCGAGTGCATCGACGCGCTGGCGGCGGCCACCGTCGGTCTGGAGGGCATCGAAGCGGTCTGCACCGCCAACGCCATCAAGTACTTGTGGCGCTGGAAGCGCAAGGGCGGGGTCGAAGACTTGCGGAAGGCCCGCTGGTACCTCGACCGGCTGATTAGCCTTTCCGCAGTACCTCAATCACCGAAATAAGCGCAGCGACGGCGCTCCCGATAGCGGGGAGCGCCTCGGGCGAGATGTGCAGGCCAACGGCGCCAGCGAACAGCGCCAGTCCGCGCCAGGTGCTGGGCTCCTTAGCCCGGTCGATGAAGTACTGCATCATGCGCGCCCCGCGTGTTTGATAGAGAAGTGGTTGCCGTCTGGCCGGCTGAACCGGCCACCCCAAGCGCAGTCCTCGCCTAACGCTTCCCAGAACTCGCCTAGCGGCTTGTAGTCTTCGGATGCTGTTAGGTACTGGCCGTGGCGGAACAGGTTCAAATCAATCGCCAGACGCTCACAATGGAGACTGTTGACGATGCCTTTCCCTGCCGCCGCGTTTAGTTTTGCTTGCTCGGGGCTTCGGTAGGCATCGCCAAAAGTCAATTCGTAGCCGCTGCTGTAGGCGAACTCAATGAGCTTGGCCACCAGCCGGGTAAACAGTCGCTGTTTTTCACCAAGGGTCATCATTTGTCCGCCTTGTCGTCTAGTTTGTCGAAGATGCGCGTCAACATCTCTTTGATTTCGTAAATGTCGCGCCTGTAGTCTTCTTTCATCACATACATTTTTGGGAGGTCTTCGCGCAGGCCCGACAGGTCCGACTTCAGTTCCTTAACCGCAGTCCACACTTCGTGCGCGAACCAGCCCAAAATCGCCATCACGGCGCCTAACCCGACGTTGAAGATAATCTGAAGGTCCACTACGGCGCTCCGAGTTGGTTGGTGTTGCCGGCGGCTTCTTCGGCCATACGCGCGGCTTCTTTTGGCGTCAACAACGACTTTGAGCCAAAACGGTTGTTGTTGGGGTTCGGCGTTAGCGCGTTTATCGTAGCACCTTTAAGCGCGGCGCTCGCGCTAATCTGCTTTGAAACTGGAACACGGAATTTACGTTTTGACGCGGCCAACGCGGCTTTTTCCAACGCCGCCCGTAACGTCGGCGAGTCCAGCAGTTCTTTGCCAATTTTAGCCGCCAACGGTCCGCGAAGATTTTTGGTCAACAACTTGTTGGTGTTGTTGTACAAAATTTCTTCGATGATGGTCAGCGGCACTTTGGCACTTTCGGGTTTGATTTCCCGCTCCATCGCATTGGGGACGCTTCGACCGTATGACAGTAGTTCATCAAACTGAGACTCGTCGGACAAGAACTTCTCGACGTCTTGCACCGCGCGGGTAACGTCGTCCATCGTATTGGCCGCGATTGCGTTATCCGGTGCGGCGTTCAGCGTAGCCTGCAAATCGGAAATAGACCTTACTTCCGACTTAAGCTGAGACTCAAAATCAGACACGTTCCTGCGAGCCGTATCTACCGCTCCGCGAAGTCCAGCGCCTGTTTCTTCGGCCACACGCGCTGCTTCACCTTGCGCGCGTATTGCTGACAAATCAGCGCCAGCGTCTTCATAGATGCCTAGCGGGGCTCGGTACTTATCCATGAACCTGGCGTGCGCTGCGGGGTCTACCGCGCCGTTCCTGATGACTTCTTGCCGGTACCGCTCGCGGATACCCGCCTCCATTGATTCAATCGCCACCGGGTTGTCGCCCAGCATATCCAGAAACCGCCGCGCAGGCGTTGCGCCGCCTGGCTTAAAAAAGGTCTTAATAATATCTTCGTCGGCGATGACCGGCGCGCCGTTGCGGTTTAACAGCATGTTTCGCTGTTGATTGCCGGACCTAAACCGACGCACATATTCTTGCCGGAATAACGCATCTGCGTCGGCAAACGCGGTCTTAAGCTCTTGCGGGATTACTTCTTCGGGGGCGGAATTGATTAGCCCTTGCACTGAGCGCTTCAACTCGCGCAAGTTACGCAATTTCGGGCGCAGTTCTGGGTTCTGCGCCACAGACCGCATATCGGCATTGACCGCGCGAAGGACCGACGTTAATTCCGGCCACGTCATAGTGGGCTCGCCTTCAGTGCGTTGCAGGTTCATAAACCCACCACGCTGCGTGCGTCCGCGAATTGCAGCTAAAGCATTTGCTAATTCAGGGACGTCTTTAGCGGCAAACCCCGCGTCGCCAATAATGTTGTCCGCCGCCGCGCGAACGCTGCCTGCGGGAATAGGTGCCAAATCGGCGCCTAACGCATCAACCTCATCATAAGCGTTGCGGGTAATTGCGCGCGCACGAGCTTCAACCGACGTAGCGGCGCCGCGTGTTTGCCGCCCTATTTGTTCTAGGTCTTGCGGCGGAAAATTTTGGTCCGCTACGTTTTGCCGTGCAAAACCCTCCGCCGTTTGTTCTGCGGATTGAAGACTAGCTTGCCGTTGCGCCAATTCGCGCGCGCCGGTGGCCTCCACAAATTCACGCGCACCGGCCAGCGGGCCAGCAAGCTGTTGGCGTTGCCCAAGAGCAACGTCGGCTGTGTTTCGCACAACTTCTTCATCTCTCAAACGCTGCGCGACAAAGTTAGCCAGCACCGGGTCTTGCTGAAGCACGGCAATAGTTTGGCCAGTTTCGCCGGCTTGGGCGAAACGTGCCGCCTGTTCCATGCGGGCGATGTTTTCGGGAGTGACACCTTGCTCAAGAAGTTGATTTGGCGTCGCGCCCCCAAACGTCCTCAGGTATAGCTCGTTGGTGACGCGGTCGGTCAACTCGCGCCGCCCGGCTTCGGTGCCGGAATAGATTGACCGACCAAGTTTGCCAATTTCACTGCCCAGAAAACCACCAAAGCTAGTCAATCCTTTAGCAAAGCCGATAGGTACTACACCGCCCAGCAGCCCAGCCCCCATCTGCACGCCAGGCCCCGCACCCCGCTGACGCGCTAGCTCTGACGATGCGCCAGCGGTAGCGCCCGCCACGCCTTGCGTAATCGGTTGTTCGGCAAATGTTCGCGCAAGGAATTGAGGCATTGTCAGTTGTTCAGCACTCAAGCCCAACGCACCACGCGCCAACATATTCGCGGCGCCCGCGCCGGTAAGCGCGCCAGCCCCACCTCGGATGGCGGCGGTCGTCATGGTTTCAGGCGCTTGGGGTACGCCCGCCATGTTCAGCAAATTGTTTATGCCTTGTGACGTGGACGGCAGATTGGCGCCAGCCAGATTGGCAGTACCAGCCACGATGTCATACGGCAGCCCCGGCAACGCCACCGCGCCTTCCAGCACCGCACGGGAGCCGGTCACAAGTTCTTTGGGCGCGCCCAGCCATTTCTGACCGAATAGCGGCTTGTCATACCATGCGGGCTGAGACGCGCCGGTCAGATGCGTCAGAATGTCGGTGTCCGCGTATCCTGCTTTGCGAGCGCCTTTGATGTCAAAGTTGGCCTGTTCCGCGAGATGGTCTGCAATCTCGGTATCGGTGTACCCCGCTTCTCGGGCTCCAGCTACGTCAAAAGCCATTATCTGAACTCCTACCGATTGAACTGCGACAACGGCGGTTTACCAGACCCACCGGCAGGCACGGCGCGGGGTGACGGCGCGGCGGTAGGTGAATACATGCGGTCAATTGCTTGGTTTAGGCTTGCTTCTAGTTCCGGCGACCACGCCGCCGACGAACGAATTTTGGCGCCTTTGAGCAAAGAAAGAACACGCTGTTTTTGCGCGGCCAAGGCTTCCGGTCTGTCAAAATACTTAGGGATTAGAGACTCAACTTGCTGCAACCGTTGTTCTTTGTTGTACGCCGCGCCGGTCGCCAGATACAACACAGAATCCAAAATCTGCTGATTTGACTGGTCAATAACTTGCCTTTGCGGCGATTGCGTAGCGCCTTTCAAACCGCTCAGACCGTAAGTGTTGGCGACTGTGGCTTCCATGATGCCGGGCTGCATAGCGTCGGGTTCTTTTGCTAGTGCATCTGCAATCAAGTTTGCATTGTCCACAATGTTCTGCGCGTGATAGGCGGCAGTTTCCTCAGACACGTTAGTGCCAATAACGCCGCTACGTTGCGTAGGCTTAGATTGCTGCGACAACATGTCAAAAGTTTCGCTACGCTGTCGTGCTTCCGCAACAGCAGCGTTGCGTTCAGATACGGCAAGCTCACCCCCTCGCAGGGCTACGTTCTGACGGTTGATGTCCATTTCCGCAAGTTTGTCAGGCGTCAGCCCGTATAGCGCGTTAAGTACCTTTTCCGCACCGCCCGGTCTGGACATTGCAAGTTCAACAGATTTCATCACAGCTTCCGGCGGCATACCGTCGAACAGGTCAAACAATGGATTCGATGCTAAAGCGCCGTATGCTTGTTTAATGCCTTCTGTGTTATCGGGCGTAAGTGTGGGCAGCACCACGTTCCGAAAAGCATTAAGCGTTTCTTCCCGCTTAACTTTAGCGGCATCGACGCGCGACTTTTCCATTGACGCCATATTTTGCAAGTCTGCGGCCCCGCCAGCCCCAAACAACGCGCGTCCGGTTTCCGGGTTTGCAGGGTCATACGCGCGCCGCGCTGCCGCCAACGTCGCCGCCTCGTTAGCTTCGCGCTGGAACTTCTGCGCCTGCAATCGATTGGCTTGCATCTCGTTCTGCAAGCCTTGCATTTTCATAATGACGCCAAGCTGGTTCATGCTGGCGTTAGGGTCTGGCTGCGGCGCCGAGATGGGCGTCAGGCCCCGGACAAGCGTTGGGTCTAATGGCATGTCAGCCCACTCCCGCGTAATTAAGCATACCTGAGCTACGACCGTCGCCAGTATTCCTAATCAGCGCGTTGATGTAGTCGCGCTGCAACTGCTGGTCCGGCGTGGTGCCGCGCGACAAGGCGCTGTTGATGGCCCTATTCCATCCCTCCTGCGCCCCTAAGTATCCAGACGCCCGCGCATCCGCCGCGCTGGTGACCGCGCCCGCCTGCGCTTGGCCCGCGTTGCCCATATAGTTGGCGACGTTGGTTCCCATATTCTGGCCCGCCTGCGACAGCGTATTGGTCGCCGTCTGACCCGCACCAGCTATGCTTTGAAGCGGGTTCAACAGGTTCGTTCGGTTGGTCTGGAATCTGTTAAAAGCGTTCAAGTACTCTTGCGACGCCAAGTCTTGCCCGTAGCCTTGGGCGGCTTTGAGCGCGCCGCCAGAGATAAGACCGCCTCGCGCCGCCGCCTGCCGGTCTAGCGCCTTCAGTCCTTCCGTCATGCGGAACGCATAGCCGGGGTCGGCTTGGAAGTCGGCCATCGTGAAGTTTTTCGACATCGAGCCATATCCCGGCGCGTTGCGGTTACCGCTTATACCCAGCAAGTCTTGCATCCGGTTCAGCGCATTAACGCCACCCTGACGGAACGGTTCGTTCAGCGCGGTCTGCTGGGCGAAAATGTCGCGGGCCAACTGCATCTGCTGTTGCGAAGTCTGCGAGCCGATGTTCGCCGCCTGCTGCGCGGCGTTGGCCTGCATCTTTGCGGCGTTCTCGACGGCATTGGCGTTGCGCATACCGGAAACAACATCAATCCCCGCGCGAACCAAATCGCCCTTGGATACGCCCCAGTCCTGCATTACGTCAGAAAACCAACTCATGTTGCTGCCTCCGGGGCCTGCGCCCGCTGTGCTAGTCACCCCAGCGCGTCCGGGGATGTTCATAGACCCTATGGCGCCTGCCGCGCGCGCCGCGTTCGACATGCCGGCGGCGGTGCCCCCCGGCAACCGCCCCGCCACCGCCGCGTTCTCAAACGCGCGGGGAAACAGCGACGCGGTGTTGATGTTGCTCAGCGTAGACTCAGCCGCACCGCCGGGAAAATAACTGGCAAATTCTGCGCTGCTCAGCTCAGGGCCGTACTTCAGATAGTTTAGCGCGTTGCCGGGTGCGTTTGCGATGGACGACCCGATGTTTCGCGCATAGTTAGCCCAGCCGCCAGCGGAACTTACGCCGGACGCGATGTTGGCGCCGCTCATGCCGCCAAGATAGCCGCCGCCGGCACTTAGCGCGATGTCCAAGAAATCGCCACCTTCACCCGCCGTGCGACCGCCAGCGTAGGCCGCCGACAGCGCCGGGTTAACAAACCCAAGGCCAACGGTGATGATGGGGTCTAGAATCGACATCACGTCGAAGTCACGCGGCGCTAGGGCGTTCTGCGCCTGATAGTTCCGCGCCGTCATGTCGAACAGAGCATGTACCGGCGCGTTGGGGTTCTGCGCCATCAGCGTCTTTAGCCCCGGCTGTCGTGCGTCGTCACGCCCGTACTGGGCTTCGCTAAACGCGCGGTTGTAGCCCGCTTGGCCTTTGCGGTTGTTCGGGTTTTCGCGATACCGCTTCAGCCAGGCGAGTGTGTCTTGCTCTACGGTCGGTGACTCGGGGTCGATTCCGCGAGCGTACAGCCCAGCACCCGGCGAATTGGCAAACCGCTTGACGTCTTCATCGTGCCTGAACCCGCCTGACATGCCGAAGCGGACCTTCACGCCGTTAAAGACGCGGACGTCCCCCTTCTTTGGCCTGCGGTATGCCATACGCTATGGGCCTGCGTTAATTTCCAGCACGGCGACGCGGGTGGTTAGTTCTTTAACCGCCGCCAGCAGCAGGGGGATAACCTCGGCGTACCGAAGGCTCAGCACGCCATCGGATTCACTCACGGCTTCGGGAAGTACGGCTTGAATATCCTGCGCGATAAGAAAGCTTCTTCGGGTGTCTTCTGGGTCGGTCTTATACTTTCCGATTACGGTACGAATATCCGCCAGCTTCATCAGCGCATTAGAAATTGGCTCGATGATGTCTTTTTCTCGTTCGTCGGAAATGGCGGCCCATGCCGTGGCGCCTGCTGCCAACTCAACGCCGTTGGTGTTTGCAATTACTTGTATTGAGCGCGCCCCGCTGTTGTGCTTTATCTTGTACGCCGTCGCGTCCAAAAAGTGCGCGGCAACATACCCGCTACCACCTATACTAAACTGCGCGGTGGCTTCAGTGCGGTTTACGGCGTCTACGATGTGGACTCTACCGTTTGGGCTGGTGGTCCCGATACCCAACCCATAGCCAATAGATGAACTGCCGTCCAATACCATTCCGGTCGTCAGGGTGCCATTTGCCATGACGTAAAACACCATCTGCCCGTCTTCGGCACCGCTGGTTACGACAGGCGCGACAGAAGCAATTCGGCCATATTCCGTAATCGCAAGAGCGCTGTTGTTGCCAAACATCCGCAAATTAACCATGTCGTCGTTTGATGCGGGGGACGCGCTGTTTTTGTAGTAGTACACGCTCATGCCCGTGGCCGAAGCATCGGTGGACACAAAATACGTTGGAACTAATTCGGGCGTTGAGATATACGCGCCGTTGTCGCCCGCCGCTGCTAAAAGGTTAAGTCGGTAGCTAGCAGACGCGGCGACGCCCATGCCGACGTTGCCGTTAAATTGCGTGTCGCCGTTGACTATTGGCGCAACCAGCGTAGTAAATGCGCCGGTGTTAGGCGTGACGTTGCCAATCGGTGGCGGCGCAGATAGATAGACGGCATTGGTTATCTGGAACCTGGTGCCGTCGTACACCACCGTAATTACTTGGCCGGCTAAGATGTCGCCAGCTGCCAACGCCAGCGTACCTTCTTTGGTGACCGTTTTTGCGCCTAATCCGTTCAAGTTCAACGTCACGCTGGTCGTTGCGTTGGTTCCGGCGGCGACAAAATTAAACGTCTGCCCCGCCGCGTAAGCGGTAAAATTCGGCGACGTCACAAGGGCCGTGATGGTGTCGGACCCACTGACGCTAGCCAAAAACTGCGATGTCCCAAACAACTCGCCGCTACCGACATTATCCACGGTCCAGATTTCGACATCGGCTGGCGTGGTCAATTTGAGCTTGTACGCGGCTGACGACAACCAGACGTTGGCCTCGCCTCGCGAATCCAAAATGATGGGGTTGGTGTTGGCCGTAGCGCCTGACTGCGACGTGTAGGTTGCCAGCGGCGTGGTGGTGCCGGCAGCATAGGTGTAGAGCTTGCCCCCCACCAATGGCACGCCAGCGGTGGAAAAGAACTGCATTTTCGGTAGCGGACTAAGTACGGCCACGGCAAACTCCTATGCGTTCGTCGCTTTGATGATGGCGAAATTTACCACGCAAGCCTCAGAACGCGAAGTGCCGCTGTAGTTGGTTACGCGAAATCGGCAACTGCCGGCGGCGACTGCTTGGCACTGCACGAGGTAGGTAGATGCAGTCCCGCCAGGCCCCATGTTGCAGATGACGGTATCAAACGCCGCGATGAAGCTGTTGGTCAGGACAAACTCAACTGACGCGCCCGCTGCCAGCGCGGCTGCGTTCATGGTAATTGCGCCGCAGCCTTTGTTCAGCGTGACGCCGGTTGATTTTGAGGTTAGCTGAGTGCTCGCGCCGCCGGGAGAATTCGTGAAGGCATCTTTGCCGTAACCTAGAACGCCTTGCGAGCAGAACACGCCTTGGGCATTTGATGTGGCCACGCTGCCAGATCCGTTGCCAACGAACAGCGTGCCCGAGAAAGCAGAGT